CGATCGACCCGGACCTGCTGGACACGGTCGTCGCCATGTCGCACGGCTACCTGGTGCGTACCTCGTCCGGCGGCACCATGCCGGGGACCGGCGCGAACGCGGCCGCGCAGTGGCTGAGCGCGTTGCGCGGTGTGGTCGGCGGACACTGTGTGTTGCCGCTGCCCTACGCGGACGCGGGCCCGGCGTTTCGCTGCAACGTCTGTGGGGCGCACTTTCCGCTGCAGCAACGCTCGACTTGGCAGCGCCACGTAGGCGAGTGCGCGCGGGCGCACATGGACGAGATTCAGGCCGCGCGCCCCAGCGTGCGCAACCGCGGCGGCCCGTTTGACCCCGAGACGTGGGATCCCGAGCTCGAGGAGCACATGCGCGAGGTCGGGCGCACGATGCTCCGCGAGGGGCGCATGGAGGTCAAGCGCTCGGAGCGGGCGGGCTTCTGATGGCGAAGATCGTCACCGCGCGGCTCGACTTGCAGCTTGCCCCGGCCACGACCTCGGCTGCCCTGTATCGCGCCAACCAGGCCAACCTGCCGCACGGCAAACCCTTCGGCTCCAACCTCGGCCTCCAATCCGTGCCGAGCGACGGCAAAGTGACGTTCAGCGGGACCACCAACTTTATTCCCGGCGCCGCCTACTGGATCAGCTGGGCGAGCGTCGCCGACCCCGAATACCGCTACTACCTGCAAGCGTTTTGCGAAGAAGAAGGCACCCCGGCGCCGCCGCTGTCCGTGCCCTTCCGTGAACGCCGCCGTGCGGCTAGGCGCGTCGTGGCGGGCAGCAGCTACCTGTAGGCGTCCGAGAGCGGCGACAGACTCACGGCATGCGCCGCGCGTGGCGAGCCGACCAGGACATGCAGATGCAGACGCCCGACGGGACGATCCCCGTCGTCTCGCAGAGCTCGCTCGTCAAGGCCGTGGCCGACGGGGCGCTGATGCTCGATCGCGCCGGCGGGACCCTGAGCGTTGTCCTGCAGCGCCACGCGACCGGCTTTCCGAATGAGATGGTCACGGTGGGCGCGGTGATCGAGTGGCGCGACCGTACAGACGCGCGCCCGCAGCCCGAGCAGCCGGCGACGCCCGAGGTGCAGGTCGACGGCGCGCTGACCGATGCGCTGGCGGCCGCCGAGCGCGTCGAGGCCGAGCTCGAGGAGCCGCCGCCCGGCGATGGCACCGTTGAGGTAGACGAACGGAACGTGCCGGCGCCGCTGCGAGGCTAGCCCGTGGCTGACGCGCCGGAACAGACGCCCGCGCAGAGCGTCGCGATCGACTACCCGGGCGCCCCGGACAGCGAGCGCGAAACGGCGGCGTCAGTGGTCGCCCGCGTGGTGCTGTGGGAGCAGGGGATCGGCAAAGACTGGCGCGAACGCTGCCAGCGCTTCTACCGCCAGTACCGCGGTTTCCGCCAGTTCCGCGACGCCTGGACGAAGGCCGGCCCCAACGACCGCGACGGCGTCCTCTACGACGCCAAGAAGCATTGGGGCGCGCACCTGCACATCCCGCTCTCCTTCCGCACCATCGAGACGATCGTGCCGAAGGCCATCGCGCACGCGCCGAAGCTGCTCGTCGTGCCGGCCGATGAACAGTGGCGCAAGAACGTCGAAGCCGTGCGCCTGTTGCTCGACTCCCAGCAGGAACAGATCGACATTGACCTGGCCTTTCAGGACGTGATGCGCTCGGGGCGTATATACGGGCTCGGCGTCGGCAAGAGCTATTGGCGCAAGGAGATAAAGCAGCGCCGGCGCATGGAAAAGTCGGCGCTCGGCGCGGAGTACCTGCTCGGGGACCTAAAGCCGGAAGTGACCTTTGACGACCCGATGTTTGAAGATGTCGACGTCTTTGACTTCGCGTGGGACCCCTACGGCTGCGACCTGCGGACCTGCGAGTGGGTGTCGCACCGGATATGGCTTTCCAAACGCGCGGTGATGCAGCGGCTCGCCTCCGGCGTCTGGAACACCGTCTCCGCGGGCCAGCTGGACGAAGATCGCGTGAGCAAACTAAACTCCGGTGGCGGCCAGCGCTACGACGAAATCTGGTCAGACCGGATGCTCGCCTCGGGCTTCGGCTCCTTCAACAGCCTGGCGCGCGGCCAGCAGCCGCACGAGCTCCTCGAGTTCCACGACGGCGACCGCGTCCTGTCGGTCCTCGATCGGCAGGTGCTCGTGCAGGACGCCGAGAACCCGTGCGCGCCCTGCATGCCCTTCTGCATCTACCGCCCGACGCCGCTGGCCAAGCAGTTCGTCGGCATCGGCGACCTCGAGCCGCTCGAACACCTGCAGCGCGAGCTCGACACCCTGCGATCGCAACGCCGCGACGCCGCGACGATCGCGCTCTGCGCCGGCTACGCCTTCGACGATACGGCCGTCAACGAGGACGATCTGACCTTCGGGCCCGCGGCCGCGATCCGCACGCAGGGCAACCCGCGCGAAGCGATCCTCCCGCTGCCGATCAAGGAAGTGCCGGGCTCCGGCTACCAGGAGGAGCAGGTCATCCGCGCGGATATCGAAGCCGTCTCGGGCATGCAGGACGCGCTGGACAACACCCCCGCCGGCGGCCAGGCCTCCACGGCGACCGAGGCCCAGCTAGTGCAGGCGTCGCTCGGCCGGCGGATCGAGCTCGGCTCGCGGCGCTTTGAGATAGAGATTGTGCGCAACACCGCGCGGGCCTTCCTGTACATGGATCAGCGCATGATCGAGGAAAACCGCCCCGCGCTGATGGTCCCCGAGGAAGGCGTCACGCCCGAGGAGGCCTACGAGTCGGGCGCGTGGAAGATGTACCCGATCGGGCCCGGGGAGCTCGAGGGCGAATACGAGATGATGGCCGAAGGCGGCTCGATGGCCGCCAGGAACATCCCCCAGGACCGCGCGGACGCTAACCAGCTGATGCAGATAGCCGGGCACTCGTGGTACATCGACCCGACGAAGCCCTTGGAACGGGCCCTCGAACTGTGCGGGATCAAGCATCCGAAGGCGTGGATGAAGGCGCAGGAACCGCCCGTGCCGGCCGCGGCGCTGAACATGCTCGAGCTCGCCGGCGTGGACCCCAACCTCATACAGCAGGCCGTTCTAAAGGCGCGCACGGTGGCCGCGCCGCAGGAAGGCCCCAGCGCCGAACAGGTCACGGCGATGCTCGGCGGCGCGCAGATGGGTGGCCAGGGAGCGCCGGCGCCGGTGCCGGGCCAGAACGGAGGCGGCTACCGGCGATGACTTGGACCGTGGCGCCCGACTTCGACGGCGTCCTGCACGCCTACGACGGCGAGTGGCAGGGGCCGACGTTTATACCCGGCGAGCCGGTTCCGGGCGCGATCGAGTGGCTGAACGAGCTCGCCGGCGAGTACAAGGTCGCGATCTGCTCGACGCGCTGCAACACCGTCGGCGGCCGCGACGCGATCGAGGCGTGGCTGCGCGAGAGTGGCCTGAGTGCGAAGGCCCAGCTGAGTGTGCGCGCCGTGGCGGGCAAGCCGGCCGCGCTGATCTACGTCGACGATCGCGCGTGGCGCTTCACCGGCGAGAACTTCCCCAGCGTCGATCAGATTCGCCGCGCGCTGCCGTGGTGGAAGGCATGAGCTACCAGCCCGAAACGACCCAGCCGCAGGCCGGCGCGGGCCAACCGGCGCCCACGGGCCCGATCGACACCGCGCTCTTGGATGCGCTGATCGCGCACGGCCTCGCGGCAGCCCCCCCGGAGTGGCAGCAGAATCAGCCCCAGCCCGAATCGGCGCTCGAAGCCTACCCGCCCCAGCCGCAGGCCGACCCCAACGCCGCGCCGCCCCTGTACGGCGAAACACCCGGCGAGGGCTACATCTACGCCCACGCGCCCCAGCAGCGCCAGGCGGCGATGGTGCAGACGACGCCGGAGCTCGTGCGCGACATGCTCCTGCGCGCGATCGAAGTCGCCTCGCAGAACGCCCTGTTGCCCTTCTCAGAACAGCCGCCGGGCCAGTGGGGCGATCTGATGCTGCGCGCCGCGCAGGCGTACCTCCTGCTCGACCCGAGCGTTGACCAGAACGGCGTCCCTGTGGGCGCTCAGGCCCACGAACAGGCCCTCGCCAACGCCGGCGAACCCAGGCACCAGGCGCAGACCGAACAGGCTCAGGCGGCCGCTACGCAGGCTCTCGCGGGCGCTCACCAGGCGTTCACCCAGGCCCAGGCGGTCGGCGCGTTCAAGCCGCCGCCGCGCGTGGCGCCCAACCCGGCCGAGCGCAAGGTCGAAGAACGCAACCGGGGCAAGACCGAAGTGCTGCGCGGGGTGCGCGCCGATCAGCCGCGGCCCAAACCCCGCGTCGGCTCGTGAAACCGACGCGCCTGACCCAGCCGTACAGAGTGTCGGGCTCACGCGCCCCGGGACCCGTGCTCGACCGTATGCGCGCGGGTCGCTCGCAGGGCGCCGGCGCCGCCCTCATTCACGCCTCGAACATGACCCTGCGCGCCGGACGCGGCGCTCCTCGGCGAGCCAGGGGCGGCGTGAGCATCCCCCGCGGCGCCGCCGCGCGGCCTAACATGCCGTTCCAATGGCCCCTGACGTCGATCCGGCGCTAGCGCGACACATAGCGGACTTGTGGCCGCGCGAGCGCATGGACGACCTCTTTACGGCCGGTGAGGACGTCAAGGTGGCGCTTGGTAGCGCCGGCGTGCAGGCGATCGAGCGCGTGCTCACCGCCGAGCTCGCGGCGCTGGACCGGGCCCTAGACGGGCGGCTTCACGACCACGCGCAATACGCCTACATGCACGGGCGCCGCTCCGCGCTGATGGCGATGTTCGAGGCGGCCCACGCGATCGTGGTATCCGCCGAACGGTTGCGAGCACAACAAGCAGAGCTCCACGAGGGCGAGCCCGAGCCGCTCGCCGCATAGGAGGCAGACATGGAGGCAGCATCAGTCCCCGCAGCCGCTCCCGCCGAGGGAGCAGCGCCGGTCGACACCGGCGCGGTGCCGGCGCCGCCGGGCGCACAGGGGCCGGCGCAGCCCGAGGCCCAGCAGCCCGACATGGGGCAGCTGGCCCAGCAGATCGAGAGCAACACGCAGAACCTCGAGCAGCTACGTGGCATGCTCGAGCCCTTCGCGGGCGCTTTCGAGCAGGAGCCGGAACAGCCGGACTATCAGCAGCCCGGTTATCCACCGGAACAGCAGACTTATCCACAGGCCGGTGAACAACCGCAGGGCCAGGAGCTCGGCTTCTTGGACCCCAACAGCCCGGGCTACAGCCCGGAGGCGGCGGCCCAACAGCTGCTAGGCGTGCTGCAGCAGAGCAACGCGCAGGCGGTTGAGGAGGCCGTGTCGCCGATCCGCGAGCAGCTGCAGGAGTTCACGACTCAGAGACAGGCCGACGCGCTCGCCGGCGAGTTTCCCGAGCTCGAGGACCCGCAGATCGCGGAGCAGGTCATTCAGGCCTCGCGCGAGTACGCGCAGGTCATCAGCCCACAGGACCCGCAGGTGGCCGCGACGCTCGCGGCCTCGCCGGCGTTCTGGCGCTGGGCATACATGGCAGGGCGGCAGGCCGAAGCCGCACAGGGCGCCGCGCAGGCGCCACCAGCAGCAACCCTCGAGGGCGCAGGCGGGGCGAGTCCCGGTAGCCCGGACGCGGGGCAGTTGACGGCAGACAGCATCGTTGGGGCGACGCCGCGGCGCGTCCTTCCCTTCTGACGCGCTGCCGCGTCCAGACAACCGCAGACACCTAGGAGGTGAGTCATGGCGACCGTCACCGGCGCGATGACCTCTACGAACGTCCTGAGCAATCAGCTGGCGATCGACATAAGCAAGCAAATCAGCCTGCTAGAGCCCGATGTTCAGCCCCTCGCCGTGTTCTCGCGGGCGGCGAACAAGGAAGCGACCGTTGCGACCAAGTTTCGCTGGCTCGAGGATGAAGCAAAGGCGCGATTTGACACGACGGCCGGCACCTTGAACACGACGGAAACGGCGCTGACCGTGAGCAACGGCCTGTTCTACCAACAGTGGGATCAAGTGCTCAACACGCGCACCGGCGAGCAGGTCCGCGTCGATGGCGTGGCGGGCAACGTCCTGACCCTGACGAGGGGGATCGGCTCGACGGCGACCGCGATGCTGAGCGGCGATGAGCTAATGATTATCGGCACCGCGCAGCCGGAGAACGACACCTCCAAGGCGGCCCGGGCCAAGAACCCGAGCCTCGTCGAAAACAACACGCAGATATTCAGGACGCCGTTCGAGATATCGGGGACGCTGCAGGCCGTCGGCTGGCTCGTGCAGCCCTCGGAGTGGAACCGCCTCGCGCGCAACGCGGGCATCGAGCACGCGAAGGACATCGAGTACAGCTTTGTGCTCGGGCGCAAGTCGGCGACGACCCCCGGCGCGACCGAGGACCGCACGACCGGCGGGGTGCTGTCCTTCATCACCTCGAACCAGACGGATGCGGGCGGAACGCTGACAGAAGCCGAGTTCAACGCCGCGCTGCTACAGGCGATGCGCTACGGCTCGAGCTCGAAGCTCGCGATGGGCTCGGGCGTGGCGACCTCGGCGCTCAACAAGTTCCCGGCCTCCAAGCAGATCACGCGCAACGACGAAACGACCTACGGCATGAACGTGACGCACTACACGAGCCCGTTCGGGTCGCTCAACCTCGTCTACCACAAGCTGCTTGAAGGGCAGAAGTACGGCGGCTACCTCATCATCGTGGACATGGCGCAGGTCGCCTACCGCTACCTGGCCAACGACACGGTCAACCGCGATACGAAGGTGCTGCCGAACCGCCAGCCCAACGACCAGGACGGGACCAAGTCCGAGTACCTGAGCGAGTGCGGCCTGCGGTTCGGCCTGCAGCGCACGCACGCGATCGTGACGGGAATCACCGGGTAGTTATCCACAGGGTTATCACAGGGTTATCCACAGGCGCGGAGCCCGAAAACGCCGATGTTCTCGGGCTCCGCGTCGAGTTATCCACATATCCACAGGCACTACTACTACGGGTTCCGTTAGTAGTAGTAGGGGTTGTGAATCAGCGCGGCATGTTCCGGGCGCCATAGGCGCGAATCCGCCCCGTGTGGCGCTTGTGCTCGGCGACCCGGGCGCTCGGCTCGGCCAGTCGCGAGCGCGGAGGCGGCGCGCCCCCCCGCTTGCGCGGGATTCCTTTCTTGCCCTTCGGTTTCGTCGTGGTCGCCGACAGGTCCTCCCGCTTGCCGGTAGTGCGCGCCTCGTGAACCTGCACGGGCGCCAGTAGCCGGAAACGGAACGGCGCTAGTCGCGGGTCGGCCTGATCGAAGTCGACGAGCGCCGCCTGCGCCGAGCTCGGCGTGAGGTGTATGTAGCGCCTGCCCGCCCGCGAGTAGCGGATCGTGATTATGTCGACCGAGACGTGCGTAGCGTCCGGCATCGCCTCGCGCAGCGCGTCCGCGATCATGCAGTGTTCGGAGTCCCTCCGCGTTGCGCGGTCGATGTTCTGTTGCGTGACGAGGATGCTTTTACGGGCCATTCGCGGCCTCCTGTTCGTCCGTGGCGGTTGCGAATCGCAACCAAGAGGGGCCGAGTGTAGTACAGGCGCGGCTAGGCGGTGAGTCCGAGGCGGCGGGCAAGATTCAGCGCGAAACCGAGAGAGGAGCCCTATGCCCGCCGCCGTCGCCGAGCCCCAGCAGTTCGTCTCCACCCCCGACACCGGCGAGATATGGCTCGCGCGCCGCTCGGCCCTGCGGCTAATCAAGCGCCCCACCCGCCAGACCCGCGACGCCGAAGGCAACCCGGCCGAGACGATCTACGGCCAGACGCTCGAGTTCACCGAGGGCGTGTTCCGGCTGCCCGCCGAGGGCCCCGTGCGGCTCGCGTACGGGGTGGAGTGCGAGGCTCAGGAGCTCCGGGCATGGCTGGCCGCCCACCCCATGAAAGACGACCGCGAGGAGGGCTTCTGGCGCGTCGACGCGGTCGCACCGCCCGTCTCCTCCGAGGAGCTCCACAAGCTCATGGAGCTCGCCACCAACCTCGACCTCGAAGGGCTGCGGGAGTTCCTGGCTCAGGAGCAAGCCGGCTGGGACCGCGAGCAGCTGACCAGCACCGCCGCGGGCGCGATCGAGCGCCTGGCGGCCGCCCACGCGGCCTACGAGGCCGAGGCCAAGGCCGCCGCGAAGGGCCAGAAGTAGCGGATGGCCGACACGGTCGCCACCCTCGTCGAAGATGTGAAAGAAATCGGCGGCTTCGACGCGCCCGAATCCGAGGTGCTCAAGTCCCTGACCCGCTGCCAGCGCCAGATGTGCGCGCGGACCCGCTGCTACCGCAAGAAGCTGAACGTCGGCACGACGGCCGCCGGCGTGCAGGAGTACGCGCTGCCGGCCGGCGTCACGGAGATATTCGAGCTCCAAGTGGGCGGCGTCGTGTTCGGCGCCGGGCGCCACCAGGACCTCGCCGAAGGCGCGCAGGGCTGGATATGGCTCGGCGGCGAAGGCGGCGTGTTCACGCGCGATGACGACACGACGGGCGCCACCAAGATCGCGCTGTTCCCGATCCCGACCTCCGGCGGCGCGACCACCGTGGGCGCCGAAATCGCCGCGTTCGCCGCGGTCCAGCCGGCGGACTTGGCCGTGGGCGTCGACTCCACCATCGTCATCCCGGCGAACTTCCTCGACACGCTGACCGCCGGCGCGGTGTCCCGGCTGATGCGCCGGTTTGAAGGACGCCCTGACCTGGCCGCGGACTTTCAGCAGGAGTACGCCGACGGCATCGCCGAACTGCGCCAGCAGACCGACAAGCTGATGCGCGGCACGGGCCCGGCTCAGATTCGAGTGGTCGGGTACAACGCCTGATGGCCTTGCAGGCCGCACCTCGAGCCGCGCGCCGCGTTCAGGCCGGTGCCCGCGGCCAGCAGTTCGGGCGCATCATGCAGAACTCGTGGGCCTCGGGCATGTACCGCACCGGCGACCCGGCGCTGGCGCCGCCCGACTCCTGCTTTGACGCGCTAAACACGCTCATCGAGGCGACCGGCGGCCCCTACCGGCGCGGCGGCACGAGCTACCGGAGCTCGGGCGCCTTCGGCGGCGGCCTGCGGATGATTTGGGATGGCTGGCTCCTGAACGGCCAGAACACGATCATCGCCTCCACGACCGAATACGGGCGCCTGAACCTCGGCGGCACCGTGACGGCGCTCGGCGCCCCGGGCTCGACGGTGCCGAACCGCCCCGTGGCCATGAAGGGGATCGTCTACCTGCCCGGCGGCAAACAGTACGACGGCACGACCTACGGCGCCGCGCCGAAGATCAGCAACTACTACGCGGTCGCCGGCTCGCGCCTGTGGGCGGTCGAAGGCGCCGACAAGATTCTGTTCTCCAAAATCAACGAACCGTCGAACTTCGCGGCGACCGATTACCACCAGCTGCCGGGCGGCGTGGAAATCCTCGGCCTCGAGGGCGGCCGCGAAGATGTCTACGTCTTTACCACCTCGGGCCTGTGGATCATCAGCAACGTCGGGCTCAACCTCGTCGATGCCAACGGCAACGTGCAGCACCGGCTCGACCACTTCTCCAACGATCTGATCCTGTGGGGCAACGCCGGGATCGCCTCCTGGGAACACGCGCTCATCGTGCCCGGGACGGCCTGCGTGTGGCTCCTGCGCCGCGGCACGACCTCGGAAGCGCCGCAATCGTTTATGTGCATCAACGACCCGATCATGGACCTCTATATGGAGTACGTCCGCCTGGGATATGAACCCGGGCAGGCCGCGGTTCACCGGGCGCACTACTTCCTGCCGATCATCGGCAACGGTCGCGTCGCCGACCTGCTCGTGTGCCGGCTCGACCTCAAACAGATGCCGTGGACGCGCCTCGGCGGCTTCGGCGCGGAAGTCGCCTGTCTGTGGCCGCGGATCAGCGCCACGTCCGCGCGCCAGCCGGAACTGATCGCGGGTCACTACACCTCGAGCTCGCGGATGCTCAACTGCTCCTACCTGACGCCCTCGGAAGGCACGCAGACCGACGCCGATGGCTCGGTCCCCGAATGGGGCCTCACGACCCGCAGCGTGGCGACGGGCAACCTCGTCCCCAACCTCGTGCGCCAGATTCGCGTCCGCTACAACATGAGCTCGCCGGAAGCGAGCCCCAAAATGCGCTGCGAGCTCGCCGGCGACACGCCGCTTGTCGGCGCCGCGTCGATCTGGGGCCGCTTCACCTGGGGCAGCGCCGCGGCCTGGGACTCACCCTCGGAAGCGACGCTCGAAGAAGTGCCGGGCGGCGAAGCGCCGCCAAGTGAAGATGCGCGCCAGCCGTTCTCATGGTTCCCGAACAAGAAGCGCAGGTTTATACGTATCCGCTTTGTGGTGAAGACCAAGACCGCGCAGCTAAAGCTCCGGCAACTCGACCTGTTCGTGCGCGCCGAAGGGAGGGACTGACATGGCTTGGACATACCCGCACACATTCCACGACGGCACCAACGAAGTCGCCTCCGGCGTGCAGGTCATGGACAACTTTGAAAAAGCGCGGGAAAAGATCGAAGCGCTCGAAGGCGTCGGCATCGTGTGGAGCGAAGGCGTCTGGAACAACGGTGAAGTGAAGGAACCGAGCGCCACGAAGGCGGCTCTGTGTTTCTACATGGTGAGCGCGCCCGCCGGCAGCTACCGGATCGCGCTCAGCGTGGGCGGCGGCCCGGTCGTCGAAACGCAGGGCGAACGGATGAGCCCGGCGTGTCTCGGGCCGATCCTCGTGCAGCCGGGCGGCAAAATCAAAAGCGACGGCGGCGGGTCCGGGGGCTTCAGATACGTGCAGGCGCTCCTCTGATGCCGGGACCGGGCGCTGGCAGCTGGGTACGGATCGGGCCTCGCCCGGCGCCGCGGGCGGCCGTGGCTCGAGTCCGAGCTCCCGCCGAACACTTCCCGCCCACCGGCGTCCCCGGCCGCGGCGTCGCGGTCCCCGGAGCTCCGACGGGCGTTCGCACCACCACCAACCCCCTGATCGCACCGTGGGCGCGCACCGGCAGTGCGGCCAAGAACGTCCCGCCGTGGAAACCGGCACCGCCGCCGCCGAACCTCTACAGCCCCGAACGCAACATTCAGCTTGAAACCGCCAAGCGCGGCCTGACGCAGAGCGAAGGTGAACTCGAAACCGCCGGCTCCCGCGACATTCAGGACTACAACGAGCAGCTGGCCGAGATAGGCCAGCGCGAAGGCTACGAGAACGTCAACAACCAGCGAGCCCTGCAGCAACTCGCCGAATCCTTTGCGCGCCTCGGCGTGCGCCAGACCGAAGGCGCCAACCGCGCCGGGCTCATCAACGGCGGCGCGCTGCTCGCCTCCGCGGCCGCCCGCGCGGGCAACGAAGCCAAACAGCGCGAAAGCGAGGGCATCCGTCACACCCGCGCGATCGAAGCGCTGAACCTCGCCCGCGCCAAGCTGGCGCGCGAAGGAGCGCCACCGCCGAACCTCGGCGAACTGCTCGAACCGACGAACCTCGCGCAGGGCGGCCGCCAGTTTCAGGACATCGGGCGCAAGCTGCGCGAAGGCCGCGAAAACACGATCGCGCTCGGCGCCAACGTCGCGGCGCTCAACGCCTACGAAGCGGGCAAGGCCGGTTGGCCGGGTCCGGGCAAGCCGCCGAGCGTGTTCGGCCACGAAGGGACCCGCGTGCCCAAGCCGGCGGCGAGGCCCAAGGGGGCGCCGCGACGGCCGGCGCCACGACCTCGCGCCCGACGGCGATAGGAGACTGTGAGCGATGGCCAACCGCTACGCACGCACGGCCGCCGAAAACGCGCTCCTGCGCTTCGCCCCGCTGCGGACCTCGCTGGCCGAACAGATGCGCGAAGCGCAGGAAGTCTACGGGGCCGCCGTCAAGGCCGGGCAGGTCACGGCCGAAGGGACCAAACAGGCGGTCAACGAAGCGATCCCGCAGCTGCGCCAGGCCTACGGCACCGGCGAAGCGACCCAGCGCGGCAACGCGACGCTGCTCGGGAACCTGCTCGCCTCGCTGCCGCCCGGCGGCGTGACCGATCAGTACAAGGCCGGCCAGGGCGCCGAGGTCCAGCAGCAGCTAGCGAATCTCCTGCGCCAGCGCACGGCCGGCGAATCGCAGCTGACCCAGCGCGGCGTGGAGGCGGCCGCGGGCGCTCAGTTCAACGCCCAGCAGGCCGGCACGACGCTCAAGGCCGAACTCAAGAAGCTGTTTGCCCGGCGCGGGCAGCTGGCGGGCGAAGAAGGCGCGGCGGCCTCGACCGAAGCGGCACGCCTGCAGAGCGAAGCCGAAGCGGCCGCGCGCAAAGAACGGGCCGAAGCCGCCAAAGAAGACGCCGCCGAAGCGCGCCAGGAACGCGCCTTCAAGCACACCAAAGAAGAACGCGAAGCCGGCGAACGCGGCACTCAGGGGCGCGAAGAAAAACGCGAAGGGCGCCAGGCTGCGCGCAAAGCCAAGGAAGGCCCCGCCGGCGAAAAGCCGCAGACCCCGCACGAGACGGCCGCGGCGCGCTCGCAGATCGAAGCGATCAAGCACTACGCGAACGAAATGGGCTTTCCGCACGAGGCCGAACGCGGCGAAGCCGTGCAGGCGCTCACCGAAGGCAAGCCGCAGGGCACGATGCTCGTGCCGGCCAAGCGCGCCGACGGGACGCCGATCCTGCACAAAAACGGTGAACCCGTGATGGCCCATGTGCCGATCCCGAAGATTCCCGCCTACGCGCCCGACGTCCTCATGTCCACCGCGCTCGACCTGATCGAATACAACGGCCACATCACCCCCTCGACGCACAAGCGTCTGCTACAGAGCGGCCTGCACCTCGGCTACCCGGTCGCCAACACGGGTGAAATCCAGACCGGGCGCATCCGCAGCGTGCGCGGAGGCGCGGGACCGCCAGCTAGGCGGCGCTAGTGCCCAACCCGGGCGCGTACTCGATAGCGCAGCGGTGGCGGCCGTCCAAGCCGGCGCCGGCGCCTCCTCCGGTGCAGGTCTACGCGCCGCACCGCGGCGGCTTCACCCAGCCGATCGGCCCGCACTACATCGCGCCGGCGCCGCAGCGCACCTACGTCCCGCCGATCCAGCACACCCCGCCGCCCTACATCCCGCACCTGGCGCACCCGAATCCCGCGCAGACGCATGTGGCGCTGCAGATCGCGCACAACTACCAGGCCGCCAACCTCGGCCACCAGCCGACGCCGCAGGAAACGCGGGCGTTCCAGCAGGGCCTTCGCAACAACCCGGCCACGCGCGGCTACCAGCAGAACGTCGACCGCTACATCGCCGCCGGCTACCAGCACATCCGCGAAAGCCCCGCCGGCATCCGCGGCCAGTACAACTCGCCGGGCGAAGAACTGCTCCGGCAGATCGTCCAGAGCGTCCAGCAGCGCCACCCCGGCGCCACGCCGCTCGAGAAACAGCTTGACCTCGAACAGCGCGTTGGCAACGTCCTGAACGCGATC